TACCTGCGTTTAGAGTTGGAGGTAATTTCCATAAAAGAGTTAATAATGATACATTATATGAGAGCCGGATAGATTCAATGGTGCCATCTCTTGATGAGGCTGCACGTGAATATTCAGATTTACAGGCAGAAATAGTCCAGCATATTCATTCTGAGAAGTATATCTATACCAACACAGAATGCCCGCACTGCAAAGGGACTGGTTTAGATAGCAATACAAGGGAAAGCTGTACGCACTGTAATGGCGCTGGTCACATAAAATCAGTTTCTCCATACGGGGAATACATAATTAGAGCGCAAAGTGTAGGTGAAAATGCAATGCCTACTCCTCCTATTGGTTACATCAATAAGTCATCCGATATAGCTAAGTTACAAGATGAAAGAGTGGAAAATCACATATACAGAGCTTTGGCCTCAATCAATATGGAATTCCTAGCCGAGACTCCTCTTAATCAGTCTGGTACTGCAAAAGAGGTCGATAAAGATGAACTTAATAACTTTGTTAATTCAATAGCAGAAGACCTTGTTAGGATAATGGATAACATCTATTATTTCATCGGAGAGTATCGATATAGATACGTACTTTCTAAAGATGATCGGAAATCAATGATGCCGAAAATATATGTACCTGAAAAATTTGATATACTAGACTCATCTTATTTGATGCTTGAAATTCAAGCCGCTAAAACAAGCAAAGTCAACTCTGCTTTAATTAAAGATATGGAAATAGAATATGCACGCAAAAAGTACAATGCAGATGAATCTATTGCCGAGAAAATTATCATGATATATAATCTTGATCCCTTGTATGGCTATACAATTGACGAAAAAATGACAATACTTAATAATGATGGCGTAACTACTAGGGACTATGTAGTTAGCTGCAATATTATGTCTTTCGTCAATAAGGCAATGAATCGTGACCAAGATTTTGTTAAACTTGATTTTGACAAGCAGATGGAGGCCTTGTATCAATTAGCTGATGAAGTAATATCTGTTAATAGTGCGAAATCATCAATAAGAAAGAGTCTTGGTTATGGAGAAGATAGATAATATTGATAAAGTCATCAATAATGCTCTGAATGATTTCAGGAGTAATATTCCTGTTATTGAGAAGAAAATATTAGAGAGTATGATGATTCTTATTAAAGAATTGAAAACCGATGATCTAGGAAACGTAAAGCAAACTATTGATAATCTCAGAATAGTATCTAATATTAACAAGAAACTTGAAAAAGTTATTTTTTCAAAGCAGTATCTAAAAGATGTATCTGATTTTGTGTCTGAATTTCATAATGTAGTACAGGCTCAAGAGTTGTATTTTAGTTTAAATTCTACTCCTTATGCTAAAAGGCTTGAAAAATTAAGTATTGAAATGGTTATCGATGGTCTCACAGAAAGCGGTATGTCTGCCAACGTAATTCAGCCCATCAGAAAAATGCTAATCAATAATGTTACATCTGGCGGGAGTTATAATGACATGGCAGATTACCTAAGAAGTGCATTAAAGCCAACGGATGGAAAAGGATTAGTCTCGAAATACGCTGAAACAATCGCTACTGATTCAATCAATACATTTTCAAGAAGCTACAATGCAATTATGAGCAATGAGGCTGGATATGAATGGTTCGTCTATAAAAATAGCTTAAAGGAAACTAGCCGTGAGTTTTGCGTGCATATGGTGAAAAAGAGATATTTTCATAAAAGTGAGATTGCAACTATTCTATTATGCAATATAGATGGTCATGAATGTAAGACATCTGAGGCTACAGGGCTACCTAATGGTATGAAGTCAGATACCAATGAAAGCAATTTCTTGTCCTATGCTGGTGGGTGGAACTGCGGGCATCAGATAATAGGAGTACCTACATCGTCAGTGCCAATAGAAGTAAGAAATCGAATAAAATAATTTTTTTAAGATTTTAGTAATCCGAATGATTATTAATTAATAGAAATGATTATATTTGTGTAGTAATTAATTATTAATTTATATAACAATGGGTAAATACATCAAAGTAACAAATCCTAAAACACAAGAATCTGTTGTTGTTTTAGCTTCTAATGCTTCATTCTTGAAATCTCAAGGATATGTGGTTTCTGAACCTAGCGAAGAAGAGATTCAAGTCTCATTCCCGGAAGAGGGTACAGTTAAACGTGCGATGGAAGCAGAACTACAATCTGCTTTATCTGAAATTGAAAAGGTTAAAACTCAATTGACAGAGTTGCAATCTACTAACGAGACGCTAAAGGCTGAAAACAGCTCTTTAGTATCTGAAATTGAAAAGGTTAAAACTCAATTGACAGAGTTGCAATCTACTTCTGCAAAGTCTAATGAAAAAAAACAATAATCTATGAAATTAGGAGACTTTCTCAATAATTTGGCGCGAAAGTGCAATAAGGAAAATGATCCCGCTTTAGTTGCTATTTTGTCTAATTCCGAATTAGCTAACAGAGATGTTGCTGATGAGTTTGCAAACGCGATTGATCGGGAATTGATGTCGCTCGATGGAGCGAAAAACAACCCTCTGGTACGTACTCACTTTGCATCTCAGGCACTGAATGGAGTCGACACCGAACTTCTTAATCTGGCAACAGAGTTGGAATTAGGTGATGATGTTGTTAATCAGTTTAAGACTGAAAAAAACACCTACAACAAACTTAGAAGTCTTAAAGACACCATTAAGTCCATCAAGGATAAAAAAATTGATGAGACAGACCCTAAGAAAAAAGCAGAGTATGAGCAGCAGATTCAGGAACTCAACGCTAAGATTGCAACTGTAATGGATGACAATAAAGTGAAGATTGAGTCTATGAATAAAGCTCACCAGCAAGAAATAACTGACTATATGATTAAGGTTAATCTTATGGGTAAATCATTTGCGAATAAAGAGTTACCACAAGATGTTCAGTTTACAGTTGCTAATACCATTCTTCACAACGAGCTTTCAAAGAAAGGCGCCGTTTTGGTTAGAGATGGTGAAGTCCTAAAATTGAAACAAAAAGATAACTTGGACCTTGATTATCTTGAAAATCATAAGCCGGTTACTTTCGATGATTTCACAAATAAAGTGTTAGCAGATAACAAACTGCTAGCTGTTAGCGGTGGTGCAATTCCCCCGAATACTCCTCCCATACCAACAACTATTTCTGCTGGTGGGAAAACAAACACAGTCAAATTTGATAGCGCAATGGCCGCTTCAATGGCTGACATAAAACCTGAATAATTATGAATTTAATTGGTTTAGTACAAGCGTTGTTGATTAATATCAACTATTTGGCAGGTCTAGAGGACCCGCAGTATAAAGTTACTCCTGTCGGATTCTTGAGAATGCTTCTTGAGAATCCTGTAACTGCTAAAATATCCAATGCAAAGCAGATCCAGAATGGTTTAGAACGTACTTTGAAGGTTCGTTATATGCAGCGTGGATTAGAAAGTGATGTTACCGACAAAGATGATTGCGATACACCGATTGGTGCTACTTGGAAAGAGACGGAAATAGGAAGGCCTCTGTTTAACAAGATTGGTATTTTTATTTCCGATGAAGAAATGAGGAAATGGCAAGAAGAGGCAAATAAAACTCTCGCTGCCGGTACACCAAGTGAGCCTATGATGGTTGGACTTTATGAAGTTATGATTGTCAAACTGAATGGTCTCATTCAGAAGATCAATTCTAATCTATTGTCTGCGCAAAGCACAAAATGGGGTGTCAATGCAGCATCTGGATCAGCAGTCGCAAGAGCTATAAATTTCAGCAACACAATTGACATGGAAGATGGTATCATCAAATTGATTACTGACGTGCAACTCAATGAGATTGCAGGAGAGCCTGTTGTTGTTGGCAATGGCATCATAAATGCATGGCAGATAACTCAATCCAAGAAAGCAGGAACTGACGCTCAAGGATTCTCGTCTACTAGCATTAGGTACTATGATGATATTAATTCTGTCTCGAAATGGGGTGCAAATCATTTTGGTGTTTTTGCTCCTGGGTTGACAGGATTTGTTGACTTCAATAAAAATGTTGGTGCTTATGCTGGCGTTAAAGGTGGTAGCATCTTTTTCACAATTCCTGTTCCTGTAGTTCTTGCTAATGGTACTCTTAGTTCTCTCGTTTTTGATGCTCAGTTAAAATATGAGGACTGCCCGATATATGATGAAGCAGGAGATAAAATTGCAGATAGAGGTTGGAAGCTGATTTTGAGCAAATCCTACGGTTTATTCAATGCGCCAAACGATATGTTTGCAGCCGGAGATAGATTAGCTGGTTATAATGGTGCTTTGCATTATGTTGCAGGTGCGGCAAGCAGGACCGTAACTGTAGCTCCAGAATCGACAGCAATATTTAAGACTAAAGAACAGGCGTAATGGATTGTTTGGTTGGTTATATTGGTTTAGCTAATGGTACAGCCGCTAATAGCGGACTGTACCTTAGTGATTTACCGGGAATAAGCGCTGAATCTGTTGCTGCAATAGCTAATGGAGATCAGTCTGACGCTGAAGCTGTACTGCACGAGGTTGAGGTAAGAGCTATCGCTAAATTTAGGACTTTATTTACTCGCGAAATGAATAGATGCTGGCGAATCTCAAATAGATCTGAGATTGAATGTATAATATGCGAGAACAAGGAGTTGATAGCTGTAGCTCTATGGTACCTGATAGGCGCTGAAATGATGCTTGAAAAAATAAATAGCGAAAGAGTAAACAGATTCACAGTAACTAAGAAAGACTATCAGGAGCTTGCCAACCAATTTATGAATGATTTTTTTACGGAATTGCAGACCGCTGTTGCTGGAATTGATATTGCAAATACTACTTGCATTCAGCAAGATGCTATTCCCAATAATTTAATCCAAACTATATACACAAAACCATGATTGATGTTACTGTCGACATATCCGTATTTGATCGTATTAAAAAGCGTGTTTCTGACCTCAATACGAAAGATATATTGAGAGATGTTGCCAATGCCGTATACGTGCATTTGTCTGAACGTGTACATGTCAAAGGGAAAGCGACAGATGGTACTAAAATAGGTAAATATTCCAATCCATATATGAAAGTCAGAACGGGTAATTTTGGTAATACCCCCATCTTACAAAAAGGTAGGAACAAGGGTAAGACAAAATCGGTAAAGGACAAAAAAGGAGATGCTGGTGTATATACAAAAGGAGAGAAGAAAGGTGAGCAGCGTCTAAGGTTTAACCGGTCAAATGACCCTAAAGTTGTTTTGTCTCTCACTAGAGAAATGGAAAATGACATGAAGGTGTTTGAAACAAACAGCAATTATATT